CCCTGAAGCGATCCCGCGTAAAATTGCTTTTTCAAAGTCCTTAAATGCACTCGTAGGATGTTGCGGATCATATGCCTGGAATCCCCACCCCTCCGGTAGGACTTCAAAAACGCCAGGCTCAGCATCCATAATAGGATTTCCTGCAGCATCTTTATCATCTCCGGTGTATTGTTCGCCTGCAGGAGATGTATAGAATCCCATTTTTGATGCTGCAACACGTGCAGCTGTCAGTTCTGCCTCTTCATACCCGTCGAGCATTTTTATACGAGTCATAGCGCTATGCATCCAAGGGACACCTCTCCCTTGAGACACACGATCTGGGCGATATCCGTGAATGATCTCTTCAGCAGGTATTCGTTCACGCTCAATCCCTGCGATATTCGTTCCGCTTGGATGTTTGGTAAATACGTAGTATGCGATAGGTTTCCCCCATGCATCATATTCAATCCCCATAGAGATACGTTTTATTTCATCGTTGTATTTTTCGTCGAGATGATCAGCTTCGATCAGTTGAAGCTTAAGCCCAGTTTTTTTGTCAAAAATCTTACGGACTAACACCTCTCCATCCTGGGCGATAGACTGTATAAATAAGTTTTGGAAATCACGCCACGAGTGTTTCCCCGTAACATCACAGTTTCCTTTTTTACCCCATTGCCACCATGCATTTTCAATAATAGTGTTTGCTGTTCGGTCGAGAGTTCCTTTTGGGTCTTTTGAGCGTACTTGAAGCCCTATCCCCCCATGCCCGATGACGTTAGTTTTTACCATACGAATATACTTTTTTGCATAGTCATTGTTTCGAACTAAATCACGGCTACGTGCACGCATAGTGGAAAGGTTATTCGATATCTCTTTATCGGCTGTTTGGCTATGAGTATTCCATGATGAAAAAAGCCTTCCCGCTTGAGCAGCGGCATAGCTTCGTTTTTGTGGTTGTTTTGAATATCCGAATTTCTTTAAAATATTTTCAATCATTTAAAACGCACCATTACCTTTCGGCCTGATCCCATACCTGAAGCGATACGCTCTTTTGCCTCTTCATTTGAAACTTCACGAAGATAAAATGATCTAAGCTTCAAAAGCTCTTCATGGGAAATGAATTTGATTCTGCGGCCGTTGATTTCATATTCAATCTGTTCTTGAGATGCGCGGTTCTCTAATCGAGCGTTGATAGCTTCAAGAACTTTTCGTGCGTGTGTTTTTGAATTGATATTTTTTAATATAACAATACCGGAGGAGAGCGTGTATCGCTCAGTAGTGTTGGTAACGTAGAATTGAAATGGCTTTTCTCCATCGGCATATGCTGCGGTAGTGCTCGATGGTATGTTAAAAGAGTGCACATATCCATCACCATTACCGTCAATTACGAAGTTGGAATCTATCAGATAGTGTGCGGTCCACTCTGGGGCAGGATAATCGCTGAGCAAAACCTCAAATTTAACAGTGTCTCCGATGATAATTACGCTTGGTGTTTCAATCATGTTGCAATTGTTGCAACTTGAAAGAGCATATTTTAAAAAAAAATAGGAATATTTAAAAAAGTTGCAACAATTATGAAACTATTATCGCCATGATCCTGCAAAACCTCCACGGCTTCGTCTGATCTGCGGTCTATTTGTTGGCATCTTTATTGGTTTTTCCTCTGTATTTTCATCATTTGCACTGTCATATTCTTTTTCATATTCTGAAATATTAAGTTTTATGGCCCGGTAATTAGGATTTAAAATCGATAGTGCTGCTAACGCATAGACGTTTAGATCGAGCGCTTCATTACGTGGTCTGGTCTTTACCCATACCCGTCGCGGGAATCCTCTCTCAAACTTTGTCATTATCTTTTCAGCTGTGAGCTGTTTGAAAAATTCTTCATCATAACTTTTGTTAAAATGCATAAACCCAGGACCGTATGTATCGATTTTCATACGCGCAAAAATCAACTCTTTTGCTGTATCGGTTCCAACCATAAAGAGTTTAACGTTTGATTTGTTAGATCGGTTTCCTCTACCAACCAATGGAGATCCTGGAGTGGATGAACCTTTTACGGCATAAATCCGTCTTGCCTCTTTATTCTTACAGAATTTATAAACGGCATCGGTAAAGTGACCACCTGAGTCGATACACGTTGCAGAGATACGCATTACATACCCAAGCTCATTCTCGTATGTTTTAAGCAATGCATCATCAAGTTCCTGCCATATCTTAGGCTTTGCAGGATCTCCGTGAATGATGATCTGCTCTATCCCCCAGGACTCATCGCCTTCTCCAAATCCTTTTATCTCAACTTCTATACGATCATCCTGTACGTCCGCACCTGCTACAACAACCAAAGCGCCTTTTGGTACCCGTTCATATTCTTCACGTCGATTGTATATCTCAAGATCAGAAAGCTGTATCCCTTCCTCTTCCCATGATTCACCAAGCGATGTATTTATAAACGTTTTGAGTGTTTCAGGTGACTTCTTTGCCTCTAAAAAGTTAATCACCATATCAGACAATGGAACCCACGGTGAATAAATCTCATTGAGATGAAACCCTGCTATCCCTTTTGTATCACGCTCAGCAACCCATCGTCCATTTCGTACCGCCGTCCATCGTTTTGGATCACTCCACATCGATCCACACTCTTCACAGCAATATGCAGCACTATGCGGATCATCTTTTTCCCATGTTACATTTGACCATTTCAGATGCTGTTCTAATCCACATTCAGGACATGGAACATAATAACGTCTTTTATCGCTCTCCTCGTATGCCATTTCTATACGAGAAACGCCTTTTACTGTCGGAGTAGATACAACCATCCTTTTCCTATTCCAGAACGTTGTAGTACGCTTAAATGCAAGCGAAAGAGGATCACCCTCAGCTCCTGCACTCTGAGGATAACGATCTACTTCATCCGCCAATACTACTCGAACAGGTCTTGATGCAAGTGAAGCGGGAGAGTTTGCCCCTGCAATAGTAATGTGACCCCCTTGGAATGTCTTATGGAGTATGGTATTACCGCTATCACGTGCCTTTGAATCGCTTATTTTGTCCGTAAGTGTTCTTGTATCTCTTATCATAGGGCTTAGCCTGTCTTTTGACCAGGTGTTACCCATCTCTAACGTTGGCTGTAGCATCAGCATCGGTGATGGGTCCTGATCCACAAAATAACCAACGATATTATTGAGTAATTCTGTTTTTCCTATCTGAGCTGATGACATTACAACGACCGTATGAATCTTTGGATCGCTGAATGCATCCATCATGCCGCGTTGGTATTCTGCTCTGTCCGTTCTCCATTTGCCTGGTTCAGCTGATGCCTCAGCGGATAGATACCGGTATTCATCAGCCCACTCTGATACACTCAATCTTTTTGGTGGTGCGACTACGGATAAATTAAACGTTCTCAAGGCGTGATAGCTCCATCAAAAGTTCATACATAGCATCATCGAGAATTGATTTTGCTTCTGCTATGGTTTCGATACCGATCATAAGCGGTGCGATTTTGGTTGGTATTGACATAGCACGAGATCGAAAAGCTATAAGTACCTGCTCATTTTCCTTTCTAGCTTCCTCTACCGATATGAGTTCTCCTGATCTTCGCTTATAATCAAGCTCTGAAATTTTCCCCTGATAAAATTCTTTGAATGTTTTCACCTGGGATAGACTCATCTCTAAAAAATCACTATCTCCTAGCTTTGGAAGTTCAATATCATTTCTCTTCAGCTCTTCTGCCAAACGTTTAGCCTCTATCTGCTCAAGCCGTAACTGCTCACGTTCCAGATCTGTCATATCAGCGATTGATTCATATGTTCCGACAGCTGCAAAAAGATCACCGTGCCTACGCTGCTCATTCGCTTCTCTTTGAGCTTCACGTGATGGATCCTTTTGAGCTTCGATGGCCACTTTTGCTTTTTCGACATCGACACGACCATCGATCAATTCTATCACTCCTGATTTTACAAGTTTTCCAATGTAGGTATGGCTTCTATCAATCATTTTTGCAAATTTATTTTGACTTACCAACATTGTTTAAACTCCGATGGTATCGATGTTTGCAACGTTTCAACACCTGAGAGTTGACACCAAGTTGAAACACTTATGACTAGGAAACTTTCGGGGTCGAGCGTTACCCTCGGTGGCAAGATTCCAAGAGGACCCATGCTATCTGAGGTGTTTTTCATTTGGCTGTTCTCCACGCTTGAGCTATGCCTTCAGACAGGTAACGCTGTGCGTTACGTTCATATACCTTTTTCCCTATGTCTTGAAAATCAAAAGTCTTTTTAATTTTTGCTTTCTTCTCTAACCAATAA